AAGTTTACTTCCTTCTGTATAACTTAATATCCATACTGAATATCCAAAGAACATATGGTTCATGTTCGTGACATTCGATACATCCCAGTTCTCCAAGCCTTTAAATGTCTTTACGTTCTTACATGATGCATAGAACATATTACGCATGGATGTAACGCTGGACACATCCCAATTCTCAAAACAGGAATAATCTTCCAAAGCATCCAACGGACATAGATAGAACATTCCGTTCATGGTCGTAACGTGCGACACATCCCACTTCTTGACAGCCGATACATCCTTAAGGCTTTCGCAATTTTGGAACATAGTACTCATGCTGGTTACGCCTGATACATCCCAATTTTCCAAACCATCAAGAGTTTCAAGACCATCACAAAACGCAAACATACAATATAACGAACCTTGCATCTTCCAATTGCTTAAGAAAGATACATTAGTCATGCGATGACATTCTTGGAACGAATTTTCAAAATCGGTGCAATTAGATACATCCCAACCAGCCAAAGGTGAGAAATCATCCGCATCACAACAAGTGAAAGACCATCTCATCGTTGTTATGGTAGAGGCATCGGCATAGGCAAGTTCTGTAAGGTCTGTTACGCCTTTCATTGCATCACCGTCACCGCCATAAAGTCCTGTTGTTCTCCACGGTAAGGATGATAGTTTGTTACCACAATTCAAATCGAGGTATGTATATTGACCAAAATCATATTCATCTTCGGGGATAGTTTGAGGGTCGTAATCTACCCAATATGAATAGTTATGTATGAATCCGTAACCATCCTCGTACAAATCACCATACGTGCTGTGATTTACAACGTTGCCGTGATCTACAACTTGAATCTTCTGCTGATATGTTCTCTCAACAAGTATCGTCTCATCGTCAAATATGTATTCTCTACGATACGATGCCTTGACAGTCACTTCACCCTCGGTATCAAAGGTAGTTCCGAGTGCGGGTAAGAAAGAACAATGTGCATTGTCAAACCTTACAGCATCTGTCATAACAGGCTCCGCATCAGGGTCATCCTCATCATAGACAGGAACTTCAAAGAAGAACTGTCCGGCATAAATTGTTGACCCTAATGGTACAAACGGATGTGAAAAAATAGTCTTTTCATTACCTGATCCTGAATTATTTAGGGTGTAGTTATGTCCTACTCCGAATATCGTAAATTTGAGTTTGTTTGTATCAATTGTTGCACTCATATAAACTCACTCCACCTTAAAGGGTTATCCATATTCAGAATAAAAACTCTTGCTGAATGTTTGCCCTTGCCTGTCACTCTGAAAGCGCATGTTACGCTGTGTATTCTTTTTCCAGCTAATGATTTCTGCTCTATCACTTCAAAGTTGTAAGCGCTTGGGTCGCTATCCGTTCCATCTACTGTAAGTAATAGATTAACTGTGCCTGTACTTGAACGATCTACTTCACAAGTGAACATCATTCCAAGACGCATAACGTCAACAGATTGATTCCACTCAATCTCAGCAACTTTTATGTAATAGTAATTATCTAAAGTAATACTCGAAGTATTCTCGGTATGAAGTAACCAAAAGCTTTTTCCGCCAGCCTCTTGGCCGTTGTTATAATCAGATGCCAATCCTGCGACAGTTTTGCTGAATCTATCCTGTGCTTTTGATAACCTCGGATTATCTCCAGTGCATGTTACATGCATCTTCCCACTTATCTGATAGGTGATCTCCGTAATAGCTCCGTAGTCATACCCGCCGGCCTGATTGTCTGTAAATGTCAGAACATCTCCCGGATCATATGTCGGAATAAGAGGCATGTCTGAGTCGTAAGGAATGTAGTAGACTCCATTCCATGCATCAATGATCTCACTGAGAGCTTCCAGTCTATTTGACTGATCTGTGAACTGCAGGAAAGGATTCACTCCGAGATCGAGTACTATTCCTCCGGTGTTGGAATTAGCTACATATTCCTGGACTCCACCTTCCTTATATGTTCCATATATTCCATCGTATGTCGTGCGGAAGTCTGACAAATTTGAAGAATATCTGAACGATGCAGGAACTGTGTCAGCTGAGGTAGAGCCATATTTATGCATATAGAGGCACCCATCACGTCCTATATATGCAAATGCTCCGAGATATGCTCCGAGATATCCTAAAACATCTCTCCAGGTTTTAACATCCGTCACTACATCTGCAAATCCGGTCTTTCTGGATCCGTTTGGCAATGCTGATATATCTGCAGATGAAGACCCTAAAGCGACGCCTGCTGCCGTGCAGGCCTCTGTCAGCCACTGATATGGAGTCTGTATTGCCACGTGAGCAGATGGGACGAACTGGACATCATCAAACTTCAGCATGTCATCATAAGCTTTCAGCGTGATGTGATCAGAAGTCTGATATGCTTCAGCAACCGTGAATATCCCCATAGGAATAACATCAAGTGCTCCTGATATAGAGCATTCAAGTTCTACAGTCGCGCCATACAGCTCATATCTGGATACTCCGGCAAGGATCAGTTCTATTGCAAGCGATGCTGCATAAACCGTCCCGGTCTTAAGGCTCTGCTTAGATATGGTTCTTGTAATGGTTCCGCCATTTATGATGTTTTCATCATCAAATGTATAAACGGTACCACCAACTGTTGTGATGGTACCGTCCCAGGACAGATCTCTTATATTCGATTTTATGTGTGTGATAAAATCTGCAGATGCTGAATACATTAATAAGCCACCACCTCAAATGAAACCTGCCAATCGGTTGATACGCTGTCTGCCCTGATCAGGTTATAATCCAAATTGTCTACATAGGCGTAAAAGGTATTTGCAGCAAGAGTATGAGGATCATAATAGGTCACTGTGATGGAAGATCCTGATGTGTAATAATCAAAAAGTTTCTGATACCAGGCATCACTGACTATCATCGATACGGACATCCAAGGAACTCCAAGCCTCTTGATGTCTCTTATCCTGGTTCCTGCTTCCGTCTCATTGACAGTCTGAATATTGACAGGCTTGAAATGATATTCATCCTTGGTCAGAGGAAGTTCTTCGACGCCAAAATATAATTCAACTTTCAGACTCATTATCTTCCTCCACTTACAAGATTCTGTCTCTGCTGCGAATTAAGTATGATAGTATCGAGTTTCTCCTGTCCGATATATACAGGAATCGTTATCGAACCTGCTCCTGCGGGAGCGGCTTCCATGAACATATCATTGGCAGGAAGTTCAAGGACTGATGTAAGAGTTCCCTCGAGTTGCGACTTCGAATCTTCAAGGCCTTCTGTGAAGAGATCTATCATATCAGGAGCATATGTATGAAAATCAGACAGGGGACCTTTTTCTGGCTCGGAGAATCCGAGATAGTCGGCAATGGTACCGGCAATATTCTTGCATGCATCAACTACGCTGTTTATCTTGTCTTTTATACCGCCGACAAAATTATCAATGAGATCGTGCCCCCAGTTCTTAGCCTTATCAATGAATCCGAGAATGCCTTCTCCGAAGGATTCCATGATATTTGTAGCCGATTCAAAGATTTTATCCTTGAAATCTATAAGGCCCTGTGCCAGCGCTACTATGAGGTCAAGAGCCACCTCTCCCATCTTGCCAAGAAAACTTAAAATACCACTTGCAAGGCTCATAATGATTTCTTTTGCCGCATCATTCAGTTTAGAGACGCTGGATATAAGCGTTTCAACTATCTTGATGATTATCTCAGGGATGCGAACCAATAGCCTTGGAAGGGCATTTATAAGGCCTGTGGCCAGCCCTACGATAAGAGCGATACTTGCCTCAATAAGCAAATCAACATTGTCTATGAGCGTATCAACTACGGCTATCACTACATCTACTATCGTTGGCAAGAGATCCGGCAAGGCCTCTGCAATGCCAAGTGCAATCTGTAATATCAGCTGTACTCCGGTCTCTATGAGCAATGGCAAATTCTCGATTATCATATCCGAGATGCCCATTACCACATCCACAAGTACCGGCAAAAGCTTATCCAAATTCGATATGATTGCCTCTGCCAGGCTCTCAATGATGCTTCCTCCGATCTCTATGAGTTTCGGAAGCATATCGCTGATATTTGATACCACCTGA